CAGGTATTGATGTTTACCGGCACGCTGTTTTTCCATTACTTTGGTGAAATAATTCCAGGTAATTCTGCTGATTACAACTAATGCAAACGATATCTGATCGCGTTGACGATTACCTGCTGCAGGAGCGAATGATATCCAACATGCTGGATACAACTATTGCTCTTGCGCAAGCGGTTGCCGCCACGGTGCTTTATGCCGGTTATGCCGAACTTCAAGCGCATGTTGATGCTTCGCCAGTGCCGCAAATCACGGCTGATACCGAGTTAAACGACTCTGAATGGGCATTAATACGGCCATTATTCGTGCTCTACATGGAGCGTGAAACGGCCACCCATTTGGAAGCAACGCGGGGGCTTGGTGTTGAGCCGTTCGGCAGGTCGTCAAGCGAGGTAGGGCAGGAAATCATGCAGTATGAAATGGAACTGCCCAAAAAAGCGTTTGTGCGGGAAGTTATAACGGTATAGCCAGGTGATTTTATATCTTAACAACGGCAACCAGATTCGAGGCGATCTCATAAAGTCAGCCGTCGTTCGTTCTGACATGTCGCCGATACCGGTAACGCTTGAAGCCGAGATCCGTATAGATGAAGACATGGCCGACCGGCTGGCTGAAGGTGAAATAATCACCCTGGGCGGTCAGGGCGATGAATTACGTATTATCAAATCGACCAAAGTGCTTAACCGGGTGTCGCAAGGCAGGCGTGAAATGGATGCAATACAGATAACCGCGCTATTGAATGCATGCCATACCGTTTCGTTTGTCCGGGGCAGGGCAATTATCAAGGAAAACGTATCTCTGTCGTCGCTGTATAGAGCTGCAGGCGCGTCAATCAAGTCGGTTGATGGTGACTTCCCTGTGCCGCGTTTCTATTGCCTGGTAGGTGACACTCCGAGTTTTCATATCAACAGGGTGCTGCAAGAAGAGGGTGGCATTGTGCGCTGGAAAGATGGCAGGCTGGCTTTTTTCAGGCTTGCCGATTTGTTCAGTCAGGACCCGTCAATGGATCTGCCGGACAATGCATCCGATGACATTGATAGCGGCTTTATCGAGCGGCATGAAATACCCTGGTTTTACTCATTGAAAGACGACGCAAGTTTTGTATTTGGCAACCGTCAGGATGCCAGGAGCGTGCGGTATGCGCCCTTCAAGAACGTGCAGCGATTGCGCAACATGTCAACGTGCCTTGTGCAGCGTAAAACATCGAAAATAAACCTTGCTGCCGGGATTGTGGCCGGTGATCTGGTCAATATAGTGGGCGCTGATCCGCTGTGTGTCATCACCGCAGCACACGCCTTTTTCAGTGGTACGGATGGCAGTGGTAGTGACCAGTACACTAAACTTTGGCTAGGAGATTTGCAGGAGTGAACGAGTACGGATACATGCCCGGTATCTATCCGGGCATAGTCAGATCATACAATCAGGAACGCCGTACATGTCGTGTTGAGATTCCGGGCTCGACAGATGGCGGTGATGTTTTGCCGGAAGCGGAAATCAAGTATTCAATCGGTGACAAATCCCGTGATGGAGAATTCACTACCGAGATTGAGATTTTGCCTGGCGATACTGTATGGATTCAGTTTATAGGTGGCGACTCCAGATATCCGGTAATAACCGGCTATCGAAATCCGCAAGCTGGTAACTCAGTAGATTATCGCAGATGGCACCATGAAAACATCGAAATGCTTGCGAATACGCTGCTCAATGCCTTGTCAGGATCTGATACCCGGATAAAAGCCGGTACTGACGTTCAGATACAAGCTGCAGCGGATGTGTTGCTAAAAGCTGCCGCCCAGGTGCTAACGCAATCGAACGGCAAGACAGAGATCAAGAGCGTGGACAGGGTGTTAATTAAGTCTGTCAGTTCTCAGATTGTTCTCGAATCAGCAACAGGGAAATTGATTATATGACAAGCAGCATTCCAGAATTTGATTTGCCTCTCGAGCCCGGCAGTTACCCTACGTGCTCAAGCGAAATGAAGGGGCTGGTGTTTAATGTCCAGAAGTGTGAAGACCACGACCACTGGATACTGTTTGACAGCACCGGGACTATTGTACTGAACGCAGCTGATGACATAACAATAGCCACTATCACAGACGTTGATATAACCGCAGTCAATGTAAATATGAGTGCGGAACTGTTTATCCCGGTGGTTTCACCGGTGCCGGCAACAAAAGCGGAATGCGTTGAGAACGGCATTATCAACGTGAACAAGCTGCTTACCTACTATCTAAACAACAATTAACTAGGGAATCTAAAATGAACAAGTTACTATTCAGTTTCCAGGATATGGCGACCGGCGACAAGGCCAGCAAGATTATCGAAAGACAGTTCTCTCGCAAGGGTGCGAATGTTGTACAGAGTGACGTTACAACCAGCGTAAAACGTGCGGCTGGCGTTAGTTATCGTGAAATGATGCTCACTTTTGCCGACTCGCAGACCGTGACGCTTCGCGTAAAGCAGACCGGCGATATCTTTCAGGTATTGCTGAACAAAAAGCCGCTTCCTATCAAAAATCAGGATGACCATGAGGCAGCGGTCAATGAGATCGTTAAACTGATGGATGCTGGCCGCGCGAAATTCCAGAAACTGCTTGCCAGAACCAAGGTCAAGCCGCCCGCAGGAATCCGTACAGCTGCGCCAAAAATGGAACAAACGTTAACCGAAAAACGCGATGCGTTGAAGGAGGCAATCGACATTGTTAATGGGGAAATCGCAGAATTAAGAGAGAAGCTTGCAGCTTAACTATTAGTAACAAACCGGTTTGAGGCTCATATCGATGCAAATATGAGTCTCAACGAATAGGAAAACCGCCCCATTTAGCCCTTCCCGAGAGCATAAGATTCAACACTGAATTTACAAATTTAGAATGTTGACTTTATGCCTATATCACACGCCGAATTGGAAGAATACGCCCACAGCGGCGCGTTTGGCCATAACTCCACCTCGACACCCACTGACGCCCAATGCAAGGCCGGTAATTACAAAATGGGGCGTTTCAGTCTTCACGGCATGCCGATTGCTATCGAACAACCCCGTAACATGTACCGCACAGGCATAGACGAGAAAACCGGTAAACGCTGGACTTCTCGACTTGCGGCTCATTATGGGTACCTGAGCGGCACCAAGGGCGCAGACGGTGACGGCGTTGATTGTTTTGTGGGCGTTTGCCCGGATGCCGAGTACGTGTACGCGGTCAACCAACACATCAATGGTCGCTTCGACGAGCATAAGATCCTTATCGCTTTTTATGATCAGGAATCCGCTGTAAACGCCTATATGGGAAGTTTCGAGCGCGGCTGGAACGGCTTAGGCAGCATTGTCCGGATGACAGTGCCACAACTTAAATGGTGGCTTAAAAACGGTGATAAAAGCCGCCCTATCAACAAAAACGACTTACCACATGAAGGACTGGAAGCCATGACACAAAGAGTCTACTGGAATAACGATGCCATGCCACTGAATGGCCGCACGCTTGACCATGTTTTGTATGAAATACGCAGATCCGATTCAAGCGAAAAGCTGATTATGGACCCGGTAACAATACAGGAAATTATTGAGGACTCTGAAGGCGTCCTGGCATTCGATGCGCTGGTTACACCATACGCGAAACTCGAGCGCAAGATGGAAATACTGCAGGGAATCATGGAGCGCACAGGCAAGGACCTGAAGCCGGTATCGATGCAGATTTCCGAGCCGTTCAAACGCAACAATGTCGCAAATGTAGCGGTTGTTTACGAACTGTCTGACGGCCAGACAATAACTATCTACCTGCACAATCCGGATGTTACGCCTCAGAAAATGGCGGCAACGGATGAAGTTATCTCCTGGAAGTGGATGCTGAATAAAAAGGATATAACCATCGTTGTAGCACCTGAGCGCGGGCAGGATTTGAATGTGCGCGAGGTTGCGCGTCGCATCATGAAACTGGCCGAGAAAAACAGCGCAGGATTCGCGCGCGCGAACGCGAAACGCGCAGAGCGCATGCAAAACATCCAAAGCCTGAAAGATGAAATCGTGTCGCTGGAAGCGGAGCTCAAAAAGGCGGAAAACGAACGCGACGCACTCAAAATCGAAGTTGAAGACCGGGACAGAAGCCTTGAGGATATGCATATTGCGGTCAGAGAGGCACTTTCCAAACGCGGCTGGAATGGTTTTGAGGATGGTTCAGCCATGACCATGGGTAATTATCGTGTATCCGGAAGCAGTAATGACCAATTCACAGTCGAATTGCTGGATAAGGAATCCAGTGTTTGGGAGGACGTTGGGACGGTTAAAACCGATCTTGGCAAGACCGCAGA